TCACGCCCTGTTGGGTTACATCAAACGCATCTTGCACGTATGCTTCAGCGTCTTCGTAATCTTTAACTTTCAGCTCTGCTTTCGCTTTGCCATAGTTGTCCAACTTAGCTTGCCATTCTTGTTGCTGTGCTTTCGCCGCAGCTTCAATCTTGACGTTTTCTTCATCGTGTGAACGTTTCCGCTCATACCATGCTTCTAACGCTTGCTCAAACTTCTCAGTTTCATAATCGTGCTCTTCGAGTGTTGGCTTCTTGCCTAGCGCTGGCTTTTTCTCAGCGGGTGGGGTCGATAGCTTCGCTTCCAGTTCACGGTTCTTTTTCTGAAGTTCCCTATGCTGCTTTCTCAATTCGCGCACCCATTCAGGTGCACGGGCCTGCTCATCTTCGGGAGGCGGAGTTTCCTCACCAATCGAAACTACCACATCGTCGTCAACCGTCTCTACCTCTGCAACTTCCGTTGGTTCGGCTTCAACTTCGATAACTTCTTGCGGTTCTGTTTCTGTTTCTTCCATTGATCAAGTCCCCATCTAACTCACCACTTTAAACGGCTGGGTGGTTGCCGTGATGACGCATCTCGCGTCAAAATCTTCCATCAGCATAAGCAGGTCGATTGCATCCTGCTCATCCTGTATAAATTCCTGTAGCGTTAGTGCCGCTTGTCTTAAGTCTGCACTATATGACGAATCATTATATAGACGTGATTGTAATAGCGCAAATTCAATCTGTAACGCTTCAAACTGTTCGCGCTCATGCGTGTAGTCGTCTATTTGCTCAACAATAGATTGGATGGTTTCGTCTGTGCTTTCCTCGAATACTTGCTTGGCTTTTATGACCTCATGCGATAGCTCAAACTGTGCACGCTCGTTAGCCCATCCCCGCTTTTTCTTACCACTTCCGCCGCCTTTGACGACGCTCTGAGTAGCGCCCCAAGAGTTACCCCAAGCATTGCCAAACGATAGCCCCCAAGCCGATGCCATCTAAGGACCCCATGGATCTGATTCTGAGCCGCTGCCAGATATGGCTTGGCCTCTAACTTGGGTCATGTTGACAGGGATAGTTGTCAATTGCAATGCTGCGATGAGGTCAGCCGCTATTTCTGCCGCTGTCGGTCCACCTGATCCGCCGGAAGTTAGAGTCCTGTTGACGTATTCCCATACCGATGCGGATATTGCGCCAACGGTTAGAACAGAGCTATCAACCGTACTGCCAGACATAGAGCCAATGGCGTAAGGCAGTAAAGTGCCCGCAAAGCTGATTGATGAAGAACCATTACCACTTGCCTCTGCGCCCATCAGCGGGGTGTTAGTAGTGATGCTAAAGGACGTAGAACCAACACCGCTAATAGATGCGGTAAGCAATGCGGGTAAAACATCAATCGAGAAAGATGCAGAGCCGTTGCCGCTTGCAATTAGGCTACCCGTAACAGGTGCGAAGCTGATCGTTAGGCTTGCGCTACCAGTGCCAGGTAATCCCAATACACCCGTAGCCGCAGGGGTAAGCAGTATGCCAACACGCCCGGATACAGCGCCCGAGACGATAGGCATGATTATGGACTTCACACCATAACCAGAAGGCATGCCGCCCGTGGCTTTGTTGTAGGTGTCAGAGACAAAGCGGTTAAGCCTCGCACCTTGCAGTCCACCATATTGCAAAGAGCCACTGGCTACCAATAGGCCCGATATGGGCCTACCAATAGAAGTTAATACCCTTTGGCCATTTGGGTATAGCACTAATTAGCCCCAAACTGTTTCATTAGCACCCGAGAACGTCGTTGCCGCCGCCACTGCTGCGCCTGACATAAGAATGAAACCAAGGCAAGCGCCATCTTTAATCTGTGGTGCGCTTGGGAGTTGATTCCAGAAGTCTTTTTCCGTCATCAGCGACGCAATGGATAGCGGTATATTAGCCAATGGCTTGTAGAGCATAAGCACAGCCGTACCTGCTAGCGATGCGGCTGAAAGCGTGACAGACTGCACCGACAGGATGCCGGTGTCGCCGCTCGCTAGTGGAAGCTCGGGGCCGTAGTTGTTGGTAGCCGTACCAGAGTGGCAGATATGCGGGGTAATTGCGGACACAGTACACGCAACGGTCACGGGCATAGTTCGGCCTGCAACACTCGCCTGATTGGTGTAGCTCATTGCCAAGTTATGCGCGGTAGCCCCGGACGATGTTCGGATTGCCAACGCTGCACGCACGCCGTTTGTGTAACGCATGGCAGGCGTTCCCGTAAAGGTCTGAGCCGTTGCCAAGTTCATATTGATGCCGGGGTAATAGCCTTGCAGGTCTACCAGCTTCAACACTGCGGGAACACCAGTAGCAGCGGTTGACCATGCTGCCATAGTGGACAGGTGCTTGATAAGTGCAGATACGTTGCCGCCGTGCGGGATGCCGAAGCGAGTAGTGCCGTCGCCCGTTGCGTCGTCAGTACCGCGCCATGCTAGGGCAGTGCCAGGGAACGTCGTAGGAGGTGGATAGCCGCCCAAACTGAAAGTCTCATACGAACGGCCAGCGGTATAAGCCGCACCGCCCGTGATCTTGTTCCAATCTTGACGGTCTGTTTGACCTGCTGAAAACGCTGCATAGAGTTGATCAACTGATTGAATTGCCATGTTATCCCCAAATAAAGTCAGCTTGCCCAAAGAACGTAGTTGCACGCCCTCCCGCAAGGTTTTCATAGAAAAAGCCTAGATGCGCGCCGTCTTTTATAACTGGCATACGCCCACCATCTTTGATTGCAAAGTCCACCTCAATAGCGTGCTTTTCAAACAAACCTTGCACCAGCGCATCATGAAAATGAGTGAACTGTGCCAGCGGCTTGATGACGTAAAGACAGTGCAGTCCTCCCGGTGGTGTAGTGTATGTGACGCGGTTAACTGCCCGAATCCCTGTTCCGTCGATCGGTAGGTTGAGGTTTGAAATAGAGCCAACCGCAGCGGAACTTGCGCCACTGCATACCATGTTGATGCCATGCAATGGGACGGCTATGGTTAGCGTCTTATCAACTCCCGCGCTATCGGTGTACTCCAGAATCATTGTGCCAGCTTGCGCAGCGGGGGCAACGTGATTGACCATTACCAGCCGCAAGCCTTCGCCGTCTGCGTATCGTGGCAGTGGCAAGTTGTTATCCATGTCCTGCGGGTCTGTGCTGTCACCGTCAATTAGCGGGTAATAAGCCACCAAGTCGTATAGCGCAAAGTTGATAGCGGCTTGCGATATACCAGATGCCAGTGGTCGAACCATTACTCTATGTAACTTGCGCTCCATACCCGCTGGGATTGCGGGGAAGTAAATAGCGTCATTTCCCACTGCGACAACTTGCGTCAGCTTGTTTGCCGCGCCGATGCGAGCGTCATACGCTGGTTGCCCAGCCTGAAACGCCCAATCTTGCCAGCGGTAATCATTAGCCTGGCCGTTACCAGTCTTAATGAATCGCTGTTGGTGAAAACGCCCATTCTCATAAGCATCGTGCACCGCAAAGACGCTATTTACAGCCATTAGTCTGCGCTGATTGACAAACTAGCGGATGCAAATTGTGGCTGAATGCCTGCGCTAACGTTCAATGTCGCAGACAATGCGCCGCTAATCATCATGGCAACCGCACCGGATGCTGTATCCACCACTGCAAAGTGAGTAAGTGCGTTTGATCCAGCGGTACACGCGCCAAACTGGATCAAGTTAGTGTTGGTGAATGGGCTTGCTGTGCCAGTCCAGCTTGATGCTTTGGTCAGTGCTACACGCGCATATCCCGTGTAATTGGCCTCAGCCGCCAGCGATGCTGTTTCTCCTGGGTCGGCGGTAAACAGCGCAAGGTACTGATTCGCACCAGCTCGGTAGCTTGGATCAACACCGCGCAGGAAACAATCTAGCGCAGCGGTTTCGGTTAGGTTCGAGAGGCTCATTCATTCTCCTGTTGGGTGTTGTCCGGTTCAATGCCTACAATTTTACCATTCTCGCGGATCAATCGGCGGGGTTTCTTCAATGCGTCGATAGCCTTGTTAGACCCTTCAATGCTGCTAGAAGCCAATTGATTGATTGCGTCTTTGATGCCTTTGAAAGTGTTGGTAAGGTCTGCGCCTTCGCGGTCCTTTACTTCCTTTTCAGCTTGATCGCGTGCGGGTTTATTGGCCTGCTCTTCGTGGTCATCCATTAGCTTCTTTAGCTTCAGGGCCATTTCTATACGCATATTCTCAAGCTCTAGCAGTCGCTTTTGTCGGTCAAGGTCTTTGCCTTCTTCGTCTACTGGTTCGGGTTGAATGGCCGGCTCTGCCTGTGGCACTTGCGGGGCTTGCTCTCTCAGCATAACTGCGGTCTTTGCCTTGGTTTCTTCCGTCTTTGCTAGTGTCAACAGTACGTCAGCCCTTGCGTTAGCTGCTTTGGCTTGGGCTTCCTCAGCGGCTGATTCGAGGAACACGGCGTTAGGGTCTTGCTTGCCAGCCTCACCAGCCATTTGCTGCGCTTCTTCGTCGGTTGGCTTCAATACGCCCATTTGCACCAGCTTCTTACGGAAATACTCCCTTACCTCGCTGATACCCTCGCCTTCCATATTCATCATGGCCATAGCTTGTAGGACTTGCTTAGTTTGTGGGTCATCACTAACTTGCATCATGCCTGTGAGCGATTGAACGGTAGCATTGCGACGACTGGACGATGATGGCCCAACATCTACGGCCACGTCAAAAGCAGCGTTGCCCAAGTCGTTTTCCATTTCCACTTCACCGCTGTCATTGATCTTCGGGCGCATGATGGTTTGAGAGTCAATCTCATCCTGTGGGCCAATTGTTTTCATCTTGCGGCCTTCCTCGACGTACACATCCTTAGCCATGCTCAACCATATCTCACCCACGCGCCTCACAGCCTTGGCCATGTTGGACATATAGATGAAGGCTTGCATATCTATGCGCTGTTGGATCATTTCCACAGCTTTGCCTGAGATATTGCTTACCATCTTTTCGCCGTTTTGCTGATTGCCCAATATCTCGGACATATCTTGGTCAGTTAGTTGGAGCAATGCCGCCATCGCCGGGGGGATCTGTGGGCTGCGTGTGTATGACTGAGGACCAACTGCGGTTGGGTTTCCATTCAGGTCTGTTATCGGGTTGATCAACAGATAAGGGTAGTTCTTGATGTTATCTTCTGACCACATCATTTGATGCCCAGATACCTGCTCAGGCGTAAGGATGGGCTTTTCAATGCTAGACAATGCGCTGATCTCACCGAGCTTAGATAGCTGCATGTTTTTCAATCGTTGGGCATCTTTAGCCAGCCTTACATGCCCCATGCATCGCTCTACGTTGTCCACAAACCAGCGCTTACCGTACACCGGGACAATCGGAATATTCCTACCAGCGATGTAGCCACAATCCTCCAACACCTTACCGCCGGACATGATGTATTTGTGTACTCGTTTGCGTTTTACCTTCTTTTGACGCACTTCACGCGAGCCGACAGCTTGCAGGGTCTGCTCTAGTTCGTCGTCATTCTCAAAATCCGCGTCTGTGTATCGCTCCTCTGTGCCGTCGATAGCTTGCCAGATATAAACAGTCTCGCGCACTTCCTCGACAACGTAATACTCAGCAACATACACTGCGTCAGGTGTTGACCAATCGAATTCAAACTGGTGAATATCTTTAGGCCATGTTGCAGGGTCGTCGTCCCATTCAGCCGCATATGCACTGCGGGTCATTGAATACAGCACAAAACAATGCTTAGCGTCTGATTTATCTTGACGTTTTGCGCCTAAATCAAAAAACACCGAGCTATCAGCATCGAAGATAGGTTCAATCCGTATGCGTTGGTGTTCGTTCTCGTCGTCCTCGTCATCCTCGTAACAAGTTCGAACACGCATTGCACCGTAGCCACCGCCTACAGCTTCCTCGAATGCGTTGTCATAGGCTTCCTCTGCACCGCTGTCACGTTCGTCTGCCCGGTACAGTCCGTCGCACAGGTCAGCCAGCTTATCGTCGCCTTCGCCATCTTTGGCTACAAAATCAACCGTAATACGATTGTTTCGATATTCATTGATGATGCGGATGACTGCCAGGTGAACCTTGTTTACTTCAAACTTTGGTTTATTCTCGAACTGCTCACCCAATTGGCCTTCCCATTGCGCACCAGCTAAAGAATAAAAGCGACGATCTTGCAGGCATTGCATGCGCTCATCACGCACAGCCTCTTGAATAATGTCAAACTCCTGTAACGCTTCGGCGTGAATATTCGCGTGACGTTGCTCTTTAGATAGTCGTGCCATAAGTGAATCCTTTGCGCGTTATTATCGCTTACCAGCGGTTAGCCGTGGGCATTGTTTGCACTTCCACCCGTTTGACAGCGTTTTGCGCCCTTCTAGCGCCTTCTAATGCGTATCTCACAGCGTCTAGCATGTGGTTATCCTTGTCAGCCAATACAGGCAGCACAATGTCGGTAAGTTGGTCGATCTTGTAGCTGTACAGCGTCAATTCGTCGATCACATGCTTGCATCTTGGGTGTACGATGATGTCAAACGATTGCAACCAAGCCACGCCTTCCTCTACTGATTTTGGCCCTTTGATAGCTGCTTGAATTTTTGGAAAGCCGTTGCGCCTCATGTGGCTGATTGTCTCAGGTCTTGCAGAATCGGCAACCATCGGCCATTTTTCGGATTCTGGCACGCTCATAAATAGCGCGGGAGTGTCTACGATCTCACAGCCCACCTGATAAGCCTCGTAGTCAATGTACAGCTTCCTACCAATGATATGACAGCGAACTAACGTCGTAGGATCACTAGCAAAGCCCCAGTCTGCGCCAAACCTATGCACAGCATCCGGCGGGGCTTCAAACTCATCTATGCTCCAATTCTTAAATACCTTGGAGTCACTGCGCTGCAAATACGCGCCTTCCCAAACGTGGGCATATTTGTCCGGGTCGCGCTTGCGGTCGTATTCCATTTCAGCAAGCAACACATCAGGAAAGTGCGGATTGTCTCGCCAGTTAGCCTGCACGACGATTGAATCAGTGGGAGGTGTTGCACCTCTTAACAGTGCGTCAATCGGGTCTGTGTCTTTGCCTGGGTTCCAACTAAACCACAACTCAGAGCCAGGTGCGCGAATTGTCGGTCTTAGCAGGTCTAATGATCGTTGGCTAAGGCTTTGCGCCTCTTCCACCCATGCTATATCAAACCCTTGCAGCGATTTAATCGAGTCTGCTGTGTGATCTTGCATACCCTGGAAGATAACCAGACTATTATTTGGCCCAATGATCTTCGATTGCTGCACTTCAAACAGTGAGCCAAGATTAAATTTTTCGATGTTTTCTTCAATCAGCTTCTTGACCGACTGGTCGAGCGTCTTTTGAACCTCACGCACACACACGGCATGGGTTCTTTGCATTAAGCATCGTTCAATCAGTAACTCAGCAAAGAAGAAAGACTTGCCAGAGCCTCGCCCACCATGCGCCCCACGGTATCGCTTCCCGTCAGCTAGTAGCGGGAGAAATACTCGCGGGGTTTGTATCTCAAGCTCCATTCTTTGGGTCTATGATTGTTCGCTTGATTAACTGAACTTGCAGAGGATTGTTCTTGTCGCCGGATAGCTCTACTTTGTCGGTGAACATCTTTAAGTGCTTGCCTTGAAGCTCTAGCGCCTTCAATGCGGCCGTATGGTTCGCCATAACCTCGTTACCGTCTTTATCGTAGGTCTTACGCATAGCATCGGCTTTAACTGCGTTGATGTCTCTCAGCACGTCTGCGGCTGTTAAATCGACTATTTCGGCTCGCTCTTTCATTGCAGACTGTATTTTTTCTTTAACTGAAGTTTTCTGAATAAGCTGATAACCCTGTTGCTCTGCTGTCTTGGCACTGTAACCCGCACGAATAGCTGCTTGCGTAGCATTCAAGTCAATCAAGTACTCTCGCACGAATGCGGCTTGCTTTGGGGTTAGCTCTTTCATATCAGCCATTTTACTATCGGACTTACAACCATCCGTCGCGGTCCATAACGTAGATGCACAAACAAATTGTAATTACCCATCCTGCGATATACATAGTCTTCTCCTTATTTTTGCATGTCAATGAAGTAAATGATCAGCGGGGCTGCAAAAAGGCAAGCTATGCCAATTGCCTCCAGTAGTTCGCGGAAGTATCGTTTGTAGGTTGTCATGGTGTGTTTCCTTACTTTGCGGACAAGTTGGCTTCTGTCCATCCTGCCATCCATGCCTTCATCTCTTTGGATGTGCGTTTGTCTCCAATCTCGCGGCCTGCAACCATTGCCATCATGTTGCTATCCAAGCAAGGTGCGCACTTGATGCCATTAGCAAAGGCGATTGCTCCGAATGTTTTTGCTGCTTGAGTGTTCATTTTTGGTTTCCTTGGTGTTGGTTTGTTGCGATGAATGAATTGTAATCCAATTTACAGCACTGTGCCAACTATTTGCAAAATATTTTTACTTTTTATTTCCAGTCATCCCGTGCGCTGTTCTTTGCGTCCATTTCCTGCATTAGGCGCTTGAGATAGATAGCCATGTCTAGCGATTCCTCATAGGCATGTTGCAACCATTGGCGCTCGGTTAGCGGGTTGCCTGCTACTGTGCGGCCGTACTTCTTAATGCCGAGCTGCTGGCGGTCTAGGATGTTCTTGCAGACTTCTTGCTCTGTGTCTTTCATTTCCGAGCCTCCAGCATAGCGTCTGCAACCTTGTAGCAAGCAGTTGCAATCATCTTTGGATCAGGTATTGATCTAGAAGTAGCAGACATTACCGACGCAAGCATTTGCGCTGCAAAATAGTCGCGTAGTGTCATACCTGTTTCATTTGGGTGTTCAGTTCGCGGAAACGCTGGTCCGCCTTGGTTGTCTTTCATTGCTCTAGCTCCTTTTCGGTTTGTTTGGTGTTTGTCTCCACCGGGTCGATCTTCAATAACCAGCTTTGCGCAAAATCCATAGTCTCGCCAATAGCGCCGTATTCACTCACTAGCTGGCCATCTAAGCTCTGGCATCGCCAAATGTTTCCGAGCTTGCTATGCTGTCCTTGTAGCGATATAACGCGCACTTTGCGGCCTACTGCATGGCCGTCTATGCTTTCTACGACTAGGCAAGTGTCGCCTGCTTGTATTGGTTTCATTGGTTTATCTCCTTTAGCTTTCTCTTGTAGGTTTCTTTTATCTCAATTAGCTCTTCTCGGGTCCACTTATGCAGCTCATTGTTCGATTCCAATGCTTCTACGCGCTCTAATCCAATGCGAGCGATTAGGCCTATGCGGTAGTCTACTGCCCGTCCTCCTCCGTGTCGGTTGCAAATCACCAATTGACGGTGGGCGTTGTCCTCGTGAAAACGTAGGTGTGATGCGCTGCCAGTGCTTCGATAGTGTCCGCAGTCGTACCCATGCGCTGCCAGGCCATACCCCATTGCCTCACTACGTCCGCAGCAAATACATGGCTTTCCAGCGTCTCTGGCTCTCACGTAGGCATTAAAGGCGGTTTGTGCGGCCTTTATTAGTTCGGGGATTGTCTTAATCGCCACCTTACGCGCCTTGGTTGTCTCACGCTCATCTTTCTTTGCCTGCTTTACCAGCCTGGATGCGCAAATTGGGCTACACACCCGCATCATTGGCCGTACTGGTGTGAATATGCTCCCGCACTGTGCGCATGGCTTAGGCTTGGGTGTGGTGTTCATTGGTCGCGCTCAATTGCTGATAGCTTTACGCCGTTCATTGCACAGAATGCAAGCGCGTATTCAATCAAACTGGACCCTCGAGCCTTGCTCATGGCCGCCGTTGACTCACGCAGGTTGACAAACTCATTCTCAATGCCTGGCACCATGTCGCTGCCTTGTTTTGTTGCTACTGAATGGCCTGAAACAAGCAACACCTTCCACGCCGCTGCATCCCGGCGCTTTCCTGCCCACTGCAAATCAGACTTTGCCAAGTCTTCGCATATTGCGTGAAACTTGCTATTTTGCTCGCTGCTTCTTTTGGCAGGCTTTACCGTCAGCGTGTACCGCTGATCTGCTTGCAGTACGGCAGCCAGGAACGGAAACACCTGATTTTGTATTGCGGCCCATGATTGCTGTCTGTTTAGCAGTGGAATTGTGATCGAATTCATTGGATAGACCACTGTGCAGCCATTGCCTTTGCCACGCCATCGAACGTAGTGGAGCGAATCTTCCAGCGGTCTGCGCTTGGTGGCAATTTGTGGATTCTTTGCTCGCGTCCGTCAACTACATCCGTAGGCACTAAAAGCGGCAATCCTTTTAACCATAGGCACGTAGCTTTAGTTTCGCCGTGGCCATACTGCCAGGGCTGGATTATTTGATCTGGTTTTCTCCACAGGCTTGACATGATACACACTGGGTTTTCTGTCGCAGTTTTCGGGATATGTGCTGTGCGCCGCTGGAGTGCCATAAAAAACGATACCGCTGACTGCTGCCTTCCGTCAATTCGTTTGCCTTCAAAGTGCCGACTTCCTGAAACGCTCAAGTGCGTGCAAGGTGGATGCATGATTGCCAAGTCCCAAGGATAGTCGATGATGTCAAATACATCACCTTGATAATGCGGCCCTGGCTTGTCACTTGGTAGCAAGTCGCATGACATAGCATCGTGACCAAGTTCTATAAAAGCGTCGCGAACTATTCCAGAATATTCGCAGGCAATGAGCACCCGTAGCTTATTCATGTTGGTTTCCTTGTTTGTTTGGTGTGAGTGTATTGTAAACGAATTTTAAAGCATTGTGCAAATATTTTCACTTTTTATCACCGCCGCACAATTCATCATCAAGCAATACGCGCATGTATCCACGCACGCGCTGCTCAAATCCAGCCCCGTACAGTTCCTGAACCTTTTTTATCTGCTTGGTCAAACAACTTGCAGCCACCGCAGCTCCTTTTTTCTTTGCAGTAGCCACGTAGTTACCCAGAAACACTCGGGCCTCTGCGGTTTCTAGCTGTACCCTGTCACCCATAAACAGGCGGATAATCAGTTGCAGAGCCTAAAAACTGGCCCGAATCTTTGTGCAACCATAGCCCGATAGCTGGCTCACCATCACCAGAGCCTTCGTAATGCCTTTGCTTGCGGCAATACAAGATTGAGTCTGATTCGCCAGCGAGCGACCCAAATTGCCCATTGTTGCGCTGATCGTCTTCCTTTGCCTTGTTTCTCCACACCATGAAAATGTTATCAGGCTGATCTGTAATTGCGCCAGACCCCTTGCTGTCGTGCTTATCAGGTCGTTGGTTTTCGTCTTTTGGTTTTCGCAAGTGGTGTATCAGGTGGATGTGAACTTGCAAGTCTTTAGCCAATGCGAATAGCTCACCGACAAACCTTTTCTGCCCATTCATGTCATCTTCATCGCCTACAACCTTCATCAGCGAATCAATGAAAATGTGCTTGATTCCCAACTCTTTTGCGCAGTACCTTGACATTCCGACTACGGTATCCGGGTTTGTTGTCCCCAGTTGGTCATAAATCCAGAGCTTGTTATCCGACCATTGCCCGAAGTCGTCGAATAGCTTGTCCAGCTCTGTATAGCCTGATTCGTTTTGATATTCTTCGGTAAACGGGTTAGTTCCAATGAACATCCGCGACATTAAGCGAATAGTCTGCATGGGCTTCATTTCAAACGATGCCATACACACACGCTCACCTTGTTGCATCAAGTGCATAGCAATTTGCGCCGTTACCAAGCTTTTACCGTGTCCATTCTGTCCTGCATAAACTGACATCTCGCCTGGTCGATAGTAAAAAGACTCGTTCGCCTTTGTCCACGGCATGAATAGTTTGCGCTCGGATGCCATGTCCCGCATGCGCTGCTTGATTCCTGGGATGTAAGCCGACGCCGGCCTGACATTGGTTTTTGCGTCCGTTTCCTTCAAATACTGAGAAAAGTCTATGTCGTCACGTAAAAAATTAGCCATGATAAATTTCCACCCATCCTGATTCGTTCATATCTCCTGCCGCCACTGTCATCGCTCCATGTGCCTTGCAGGCGTTAAACAGGGCCTTAGCGCGTTTTTCTGTTGCACCAGTGATGGATACCACCAATCCTTTGACAAATCGAAAATCAAGCGTTTCTACTGCTTCGCGGTTTTCAATGCAAACTGTTGCGTGCTCCTGCCATTCAAACCAATCTGTCCTGCATTGGTAATCGTTGATAAACACAATCTCAGGCTTTATGCGTTGCATGCGTAGCTTTAGAATTTCAATGTGGCCTTTCATAAAACTCCCCTCATTACGCTTGTTTTTTCAGCTTGTGGCTTGGTAATCCACTCTGCCTTAAAACCTCGCCAACCTCTAGCGCAACATTCTCTCAAAGCGTTTTCAAGAGTCCATCCGGCTTTATCTGCTTCACGCTTTATTCCATCAAGTGCTGTTTGGGTTAACTTTACCTTCCTGCTTTTTTTGAAGTCTTGCCAGATTTGATTAGACACGCCGTCAGGCGCTTTGACTTCTGTATTTATATTCTCTTCTCTTCTCTTCTCTGGTAACGGTTCTGTAACGATGATTGCGTTACTTGGTGCGTTACTTCTTGATTTTTTCGTTCTATTTTTGCCTAATGCGCGGGTTTTTGCCGTCTCTCCATTGTGATAACCAAAGTTTGACAGCTTCAAATCATGTCCACTTTGCTCAAGCCATCCAACTAACGCCATCTGTTCTGCAAACCCTGTAACGCCTGCGAGACGATCAAGAAACGAATATGTAACGCACGAAGCGTTACCGGAAGTGGTGTGAGTGTCAAACCATGACCAGATTCTTACCAACTTACCTACAACTGCATCGCTATCAATCCCAAGCCTAGAAGACATAGCCAATATTTCAGGCTTGTCCGGCGTGTCTTTTTGGAGCTTTATCCAATCACCTGCCATACATTTCCCCATAAAAAAAGGGCTTCACCTGCACACTCATCCTTTCGGAAGTTGGTCGAACGGGGCAGTCCCGCCAGTGTGCATGTGAAACCCTACTGCCTAAATCCCGACCAAGGGATAGCTTTATTTTAACTCAAATCAGCGTAGATTGTCCTGTACTACCAAAGCCTTTATCACCTCGATCTGTCTCTTTTAGCTCGCTAGTTTCCTCGATAGCCCATTTGTCAACAGGGATAAGCATGGCCTGTGCTACGCGGTCGCCAGGTTTGACAAACATTGGCATACGGCCCATGTCGTGATCAACCTCATCGCTTACTAATTGCACCATGACCTCGCCAACGTAGTCAGAATCAACCACGCCTACACAATTTGATAATCTGACCTGATGCTTGAAGCCATGCCCTGAGCGGCTGTAAACCAGCATTACATAGCCTTCAGGGATCTCAAACGCTAACCCAGTCCCGCAGGTCACCGGAAACCCTTGCTCGACGTTTGAGCCGATTTGAGTCATACCTGCTACCGTTGCAGCGTGCAAATCAAAACAAGCTGATCCTGCTGTTTGGTACTTAGGAATAATGGCGTTGTCGTGTACGCGCTTTACTTTTAGTGTCTTTTGCATAGTGTCTCCATTGGTGAAAAAATCGGGTTGATCATTGGCAATGACTTTGTTATCTATGCGCAGAGTCTTGCCAAATCGTTTAGCGTAGCAGGTTGGGCCAATAGCTCTTCCTGCTACCCAGTGCGCCACCTTTTCAAGTGGCTTATTGCACATTACACACTGCACTTGGTAGCCTTAAGCATCACCACATTCACGCCAGTGCCTGCAAACTCGTTCTCATAGATGGTTGACCATTCGCACTCCACTCCGTCAAAGTCCTTGCCCTTGTTGGACGCTGGCAGGATGGCTACAACCACGCCACCGGGCTTCAATAGGCCAATTGCGTACTCGGTATGCAGTCTAGCCCGACCGCCTTCAAATGGTGGGTTTAAGATGATCCTGTCATACCTGCCAGCCGTAATAGCCCACGGTAGAAAGTCGGCGTTGACCACGTTAAACCCTTTGGCCTTCAAGATTGTGCAATGCAGCTCGGATATTTCCACGCATGTAGTTCTGTCCTGTGGCATGAATTGAGCAATGCCTCCCTGTCCTGCGCTTGGTTCTAAGCATTGATCATCGTCGCCAATGTCAGCCCATTCAACCGCAATACGTGCCAGTTTCTCTGGGGTAGGATAAAACTGGAAGGCTCGTTTATCAGGAATACACCCAGAAGCCACAATGTCGTCTAGCACTTCGGTGGGGTCGTAGTCAAATTGAAAGTATGACCCACGCTCCATAGATACAGCGCCGATTGATTCCAGTACCTTGGTTGCTTCCTCAATACCACCACCTTGTCTGCCGCTGTCAAACTTCCGAGCGTTTTCGATGTTGACGTATTTTGTGGGGTAGCCAGTGCCGACAATCCGTGTGGCGATTCTCATACCACCCAACAATGCCAACACGTTAAACGGTAGCGGTCGACCAATCAGTTCAAACTCTTTGATCTGCTTTTTAGGCTTTTGGCGAAACTGTGCCGGAATAGCTCGTGGGTAAAGACTGGCCAGAATCGCATTCAAGCGCCATGACATATCCGGGTGGATCTCCATGTGGGCAGTGCCCTTCTTGAATAGCTTGATTTTCATGGCCCCGCCGTCCAAAGTAACCCACTCACCCCACCGACGGCGAAGAATCGGGATAAGGTCCGAAGTTGCATGCCAGCCAGGTTCTTTGCGGCCCATGAATTTAGACACTACACACCGCAGGTCGTTGA